ACTCGCATCGTAATTAATTCCTAAATTATCGCTTGTTGTTGTGAATACAAAATCTTCAACTAAACTTGGAACAGATACAACCGTACCATCAAATGCAAAGAATCCTCCGGAATCACCCATCCAGAATACAATACCTTCTGCAAAGACCACTGCATGTTGACCAAGACATCCACAATTAGATCCAACTTTTCTAATACTAAATGTAAAAGGCGGTCCCACAAATTGCATTGAATAAGCAGCATCATCTGTAAGTATTAATATATAATCTTTTGCTCTAACTGCTGCTACTATTTTAGTTCCAGCATCTAATCTAAATGTACCTGCAGTATTTGTTGATGTTGGAGCGTAAACATTAAAGTCTTCTTGATCTGAAAATCTTATAAGCATTTTATCTTGTGGGCCACCTGGTAATGTCTCATTAGTTCCAAGATGTATTAAGTGTCTATCTCTATCTGATACTATAGTCATAACAGAAGTTTGAGGCATAGAAGCATTAATAACTGCTCTTGTTTGTAATGCATCTGCAGCTGAGGGATCCCAAGTAAATGTAGGACCATTGTGCATTGTTGCTATTAATATTTGACCAAAGTTATCTAATGACCAGTTTGCAGGATCTAATCTTATTGCAGTTTGCACTTGAGATGCTTCACCCCAACCAACGAAAGTTGTTGCATCGTATACAACTGCATTATCTGCGTGAGCTGCTGCGGCTGTGCCTTCTGCTCCTCTACTACAGCCTGTAAAATCTGTAGATGTTTTACCAGAATAAGTAATTAATTCTGAGTCTATTAATATTGTACCTGTTGTAGCAAAGCCTGCTGTAGAATCAACTACTATAGTTGCAGTAGAATTATTTATTCCCCCCATAACATTAATTGCAGTTTGAGTAACTGTTGAACTAAAACCACCCCAGTTAAATGTACCATAACCATATCCATAAGTTTGACCAAATGGACCAAAATCATAATAAGGATTGCACGTTGCTGTTCCTGAAGTTCCTGTTGCGGATGAAACTACTGGCATTGTAATTGTGAATGTACCTGATGTAGGTGTTGTTTTAACTTCAAAAGCATTTGTAAAATTAGCCGCTGAAAAACCTGTAGGGGGTGTTCCAAAAGTAAATCTCACAATTCTACCAACTGATAATCCGTGTCCTGCTTTATTAACTGTAACTGTGGCTGATCCTAAGGTTGTACTAAATGAACATGAAGCTAAGGCTGTATCTAATGGTGTAATATCATAAAATGCGCCTTCAAAATAAATAGCTAATACTTTATTAGTACCTATTGCAGCATATCTATTACCGTCTAAATCTGCCCATATCCATTGATTTCTAGCAGCGCCTACTAATGTGTCTGCTAATATCTCTGACCAACCCCCTATTTTTTCAGGGTTTCCATAACGAAAGCGTACATTATCACCATCAATCCAGCGACCTTCTGCTTGGGATGCTGTATCTTGTTTATCAAAGCCTGGAGCTACGGGTATTTTTTTTAAAGGCATATATCATTATACCTTATATTGAGCCAAGTTGAAATATAGAGTTATTTACCCTCTATTTTAGTGTCTGTAAAAGATTGTTTATTAGCAACATCTTCTTTAAATTTTGTTTGCCAATCTATAACTATTTTTACAAGACTATTACCAAAATGTTTTAACATTTCATCAGATAAATGTAGTTTTCCTTTTCTTAAGATTAATAATCTTTCTTTAAAAGAAAACTCTATATCACAAGATCCGTTTTCGTATTGTTTAAATTTCATTAAATTATTACTTTATTTTTATAATTTGAAGTATCTTCCCAAGATTTAACATTTTGTACGTTAAAAGCAATAGTTACTCTTTCCATATTTTTTTCTATTTTTTTTACACTATGGTATAATAATGGATTAAATAATACAAACTTTCCAATTTCTTCTTCAATAGTTAAATCATATTCTTTAAAATATGTTCCAGGACCACCTTTAGTTAGATATAAAATACCACAAAAACCATTAGTGCCAGGGTGATTGTGTTCTTTAACTTCTTCATTATGATTACATAAATTACCCCAAGCGTCTTTTATAAAAAAACTTTGTTCAGAGTTTATTACTTTAATTTCATTTTTTATTAAACTTATAAATTCAAGAAAATCTTTATTGTTAATTAAAGAATCAAAACCAGTAAATTTTCCAGTCACACTTGTTTTATGACTTAACTCTTTATCTTCATTATTTTTAACAAATTCTATTAAATTATTTACAATTTTTTGATTATTTATTTTTCCAATTAAAACAAATGTGTCTAAAGTTAATTCTTTTACTATTAAATTAAAATTCATTTTTGAATTCCATACATAGGTCTTTTATCTTTAAACCATTCTTTGTTAGAACCATTTTTGTCTACATAATGTAAAAATGTTTGTGCATGCCAATCTCCTTTAAATTCTTCTCTCCAATGCTCTACTTCGCATCCTAAATATATTGCAGCATCTCCGGGTTCCATGTTTATTTCTGTTCCATCCATATATATTGGCCAAGGTGTTCCATCAGATCCAATCATTACGGTTACACTTATTTCACAAGCTGGTCGATCTTTATGTTTTTTCAAATCAGCGTTTAATGTGTACATTCTCCAAAATGCATAAGTAGGAAGTAATTCTAAACCAGTTTCTTTTTCCATAAGTTCTAATTTATTTACCATTAGAGACTCCATTAATGGATCTGCGTAAAAATAAGTATCCCCATTATTATTTTGCACAAAATCAAATGAATCAAAATTTGTTCTATGTTTAATTCTACAATAGTCAGTTAATAATTTTATTTCTTCTTTAGTTAAAAAGTTTTTTATTAATTTATATTTGAAATTTTTAATGTTATTCATTCTATAATGCCCATGCTACAACTGAATATCTTTTCCCTTTTGTCACTGGTTTAACTGTATGTGGATATAAAAAATTACTTGGCCAAATAATCATTCTATTTGGTTTAACTTCCACTTCCCATTCTCCAGATCCATCTGGATTTCTAAAACAAAGATTTCCACCTTCATAATCATTATTTAATAATAAAATACAACTCATTGTTCTAGGTATATTTGCAAAATGATCTACATGCCAAGTATAGAAACCAGTGTTTTCATATTTTAAAATTTCTATATCAAAAATATTTCTATATTCATAATCTATAATATTAGCTTCATGTTTATATTGAGTTAAATTTCTATTAAAATAAAAATGCAATAAATTAAACCAGTGTACATTGGACATGGACTTATTTAAATTAGATAAGGGTAGTGTATACGTTCTTCTTATATTAAAATTAGTCACTGCTTTTTCACCACTTCCAACTTGTGTTTTAGCAAACTCAGAAGTATTTGCAAATCTAATTAAATTAGAAACTGCATCCCAAGGCAATGCTTCATCAAATATTTTTATAAAATTTTTTATTTCCATAATTTTTTATTCCAATATTTATCTTTATATATATTTAATATTTTTAATCCAAAAAAAAGTCTAGAGTTTTGTATTTCTTTTTTTATTCTTGGTTTTATTTTCATTTTCCAAGAATCTCTTTTAAAAGGAATTATTTGCACATAAGAAGTTCCTTTTTTAATTAATGTTTCTAAAACAGGATATTTATCTCCATTAAAAACTATTGGAAAATTAATTTCATCTGGAAAATTGTCGGTATCTACAATTCCTGGTATTATTGAAAATCTATCATCGGTATTATGAAAAGGGGGGACGAACAAACATGAATAACCTTTTGGTGTTTTAATTTTCCAAGGATTTATTATTTTATAAAAAGGTAAGTTTTTATTTTTTTCAATATACGGAGATCCTTTTAATTGAAATAATTGATGAATATCTATTTCTGAATTTAAATTTAAACTTTTTGCATGCAACAGTTGTGCTTGATTATGAAGTCCAAAAGTTTGAAAAGAATCTCTAAATTCTTCTCCTTTTTCATTTTTATTAATTACATTATGACGAACATAAAAATCTTGAGGCATTTTTAAAATATAACCAGC